CGTCTCATCATACATGCCCGCGCCGACCTCTTGCAGCGTCAGCGTGACATTGCGTGTGCCTTGCGCCCCATGCTCGGCCAGCATTCTTGAAACAACGCGGTATGTGCCATTGCCATATATCTTATGGTTGAAGTTAATCCAGTCGCCAACTTCCAGCACAATCCAGCGTGGCCGCACAGTTATATCAAAGCGTTTCTGATAACGATTTTCGCGCAAGCCAGAGCGGGCGAGCCTTGCCGCCTGTTTACCGTCAAAAACGGCGCGGAAATCAATCTGCGTCGCATGTCTCTCGCCATCAGCGGCCAAGGCAGCCGCATCACTTTGTGCCGGATAGGCCACCGCCTCCCATGAACGGTTTGGGTCATTATAGGTGCCGTGAACGGCGTTCACCAGCTCGGTACGCGGACGCTTTGGCCGGTAAGTGTGGCTGGCATCAACAATCAAATCCTCCCATTCCAATGTGGCAATGATGGCTTGCGTTATGCCAACCAGCGGCACATCACCATCGACCTTCTCGACAATCGCGCCTGCGCAGGCATTAACAATCGGCTCTAGATTATCCCTGTGCTGGACGCCATTGCCAGACTGGAACAGCATGCCCGAACGGTAGCGCTTTTGTCCGCCGACCAGCTCATCACAGATATTCATTGCCTCAATCCAGCGCGACAGTGGCAAGTCGGTGGGTGGCATGCCCTTACCCATAATCAACTCACCGCCACGATAAAAGCCGCGCGAGTAATTATAGGCTTGCACAATCGGATTGTCTGAATAGTTCCAGCTATCTGGATTGTCCCATCTTTGCCCACCTTTCCCGCCTACCGTACTATCAAAGCGCGGATCGTAACATCTGCCACGACACTCAAACAGCATATGCGGGATTGACGTCATATGTTCTTGATCGAAATCGACATAGATGATGGCATAGGCGAGACCGTCCCCCCTATGATTGAGCGTCCATTGGCCGCCGGACATATTAACAAGGTAGTTATCGGCCACTTGGAAAATATCGCCCTTATATATCTTAATACGGATATAGGGGGCATACTTTCCGGTGATACCATAGCCGCGATCAGAGTTGTTGTCGCCGGTGAGCATGCACCATTCATCCTCAATCAGAATACGCGACACACTATCAATGCAAAAATCAGAGAGTTGTATCACGCGGGCAAAGGTCTTGTTGGCTTCACCAAAAGCGCAGGCGAAGATCTCCTGCCCTGCGGTAGCAAACAGGCCAACGCCAATCTCGCGTGGCTGCGCACCGCCATAGGTGATATTGAGATTGGTACCGCCTAGCGAGTTTTCTTGCGCAGACCTACGCCGCTTCTTCTTGGCAATGGCGTTGCTGATCAGGTTCAGGCCAATACCAATGACAATCTTGCCGATGAAGCCCATCGAACCAATGAAGCCACCAATCGCGCCGAACGCACCGGCAATCGCGCCAATGATGGGAGCTAGAAACGGCATCTATCTTACCTCAAAAGCGGTTATAATCTGATCATATTCTGCCATCATCAATCCCGTCTTGCCCTTGCAGGCAAAGCCAGAGCCGGTGAAAACGCCGCCGCAAATCATGCCCTGATACAACACAACGCCGATATCGCCGCGCATTGCATGGGCTTTATGGCACTCCTTGAAATGCAAGGCGAAGAGTTCGCCGATGTCGGCGCAGCCCGCTCGTTTCAGAATACGCGCCGCGCCTAGCTCGGTTTTGTAACGGCGGTAAGGATCTAATATATCCTTGCCCGTTACCGCCTGCACTGCATCCGCCACCAAGTAGCCACAATCAGAAACACCATATTGAAACGGCAACGCCATATGCTTTTCAATGATCAAAGCTAGATTAACTTCCCAATCGGTGTGCCTGTTCCATGCCATCCTGTACTCCTTCCCCATGGTATATTGACCTTGCCTGCTGATTCAGCGTGGCTATAAAAGTGGTCATTTGGATTAATCAAATGCTGATCATTGAGCGAGCGCATACGGTAATTTTCGCGGGCATTATCAAGCGCGCGGCTTTCGCATTTGGCAATCAGCTTGGTTTCTACCCCATCCACATATTCCAGCGTGTCGATGAAGCCGCGATAGAGCGGTTCAACAAATAGCAAATCATAAGTTTCTGGATGGAAGAAGGACTCGGAAATCGTCACTGGGCGTTGATGCCAAACCTCTTTATCCATCGTGGCTAGGACATCCGGCGTTAGCCCATCATCGGGACGCGCCGCCAGCTCAATCGTTAAGCCCTGCGCCGCCATCCCCCATTGCCCTGGAATGGCCGAGACGGAAATTATGCCACCAGGCACATAGGTCAAGCCATTATAATCAAAATCGGCATTGCCTGTCCAAAAGCCATAAGAGCCACTTACCAAATCAAAGCGCAGCAATTCGGCCACCTTGATGGTGCCATTATCAAGCAAGGTCAGCACGGCAGGCGATAACGTCCTCATTGCCTTGTTTCCACCATTTTAAACGAGATTGTCTTTTTGTCACGCCGCCACGGCTCATAGCTTGACCAACTGGGACGCATGAGGAGCTGGATGCGGTCGAAATAGACATTCGCGCCTGTGTTGATGCTGTTTGGCAATGGCGGCTCAATCTCGATCATCCGGCTTAAGCCGCTGCCACTTGCCACCACCACGCGGGCAGCCGCATATTTCCCAGCTTGTTCAAAAGAAACAAAATCACCCATTGAGAGGCTCAAAGCCCCATGAACGGAGCCAATCGTTACCTTGGCTCTATCTGTAATGGCGGTAATTATCCCTGCTTGGACTTCTGCGCCGCGATTGTGAATATGCGCGCGCGGGGTGCAATAATGCGGCGATTTAACCTCGACTGGTTTTAGCCCGCCGCGCAGGGATTGAAACCACGCATCAAACGCCGCGCCATCGGAATAATTTAAAAAGCCGGTTGTGATATGAGCCTGCCAAATGGGATAGCCATATTCAACGATATTCATCAAACCACTATGCGCGCGTGAGTTTGAGACAAAGCGCAAAAGTTCAAATTCAAACCGGCTATAGGCTATATCGGGGAGAATTGCGGCCATGGGCTAGAGGTAACTCCGGTTATGGACATCTTGATAATTCTGGCTAAAGCGGCTGTCCGATTGTGTCACCGCCTGATTAACCAATTGAGGAGCGGCCTTCTCAATGCGGCTGTCCGATATTTCCGTTATCTTGACATCAAACAAGGGCGATGGGCGAACATCAACGCGCAATGCCCGCTCTCGGGTTTCCTTCAAGCCTTGCAGATAGCGCGGGCTTGGTATCGCTGGCATGCGCGCATTCACCGCGCTCACCAGCCCCCCATCTGCCCTGTGCAATATGGCACCGGCATTGATTTGTTCCAGTAAAGCGCGGTATTTTCGTGTCGCAGCGGCATTGACGACAAATTCGCCATTGGAAAGCATAGTCGGGATAACATCGTCGCGTGAGCCACCTGCCCCCCTGATCATGCCATTTGGCTTATGGCGTACTTCGCCACCATCGGCGCGAAACAGCATGCTAAACAGGCCGCCGCCGCCGCCCCCACCGATGCCCTTGAATAGCCCGTCAAATAAAGCATTCAAGCCACTATCAAGCAGCTTATTGCCAAGCCGTTTCAGGGCATCGCCCAAGGCCTCCGTTGCGCTCTTGCCCTCGATCAGACCGTCGATGAAGGTACGTGTGACATCTTGGCTAACAGCTTTGACCTCTTCCAGCTTGGATTTTAGCTTCTCGCCGCTTTCCGTGACCTTTTGCAAGGCGACATCGGCCTGTGCCAATTCCTCTGATATTTGCGCGATTGCCTCTGCCACCCCGTCGCGCTCATCAACACCAGCCTTTCTTGCCGCTGCCCATAATTGCCGCTCATGTGTGGCCTTGTTGATGGCGTAACCATAATCATTAATCAGCGGGTTTAACTGCCCGACAATGCCTGCCTCCTCGCGCAAGGCGGCACTACGCTCCTGCATTTGCCTCGTCAGACGCTCAAAATCATTATCCCTTTCCTCTCTCCAACGCGGCCTCTTGCCCTCTTCACCGCGTCTTTTGTCGGCTTCAAGCGCCTTGCGCCCTTGCTCTTCCCACATACGTTCAGGAATATGTGCCGCCGCTCCCTCACCATTCTTGGCCTCATAGCCTTTCTTGATGTCGGCAATCTTGCGCTCTAACTCCAACTGCTCGCGTGTTTTGGCATTAACGGCATCAAGTTCTTTGACGTAATCATTTTGAAATTGGTTGATATGCTGCTGTTGCTCGGCGACGCGTTCCAGCGAGTGGAGCTGTTCATTTTCAGCCAAGCGAATTGCATTTGTCCGCTGTACCCTATCCAATAATTTATCCGCCTCGACACGGGCACCAAATATGGCGTCTGTCATCATATCAAAGACAAAGGGGAGATGATCCAGTCGGCTTGCAATTTCTGGGATGCCTTTAATGGCGCTTTTAAACTCCTCAACTTCCATTGTGCCGTCGCGCACTTTATCGAAAATCTTCATTAATTCTTGGCCAACTTCTGGAAATCCTGCAGCAAGCCGCATCAAGCCTATCCCAAGGTCATCAATTGCTTTGTCCGTAGATCCCAGATATGCACTTGTCCCCAAAGATTGCATCGCGGTTTCTATATCTAGAATTGCCGCTGCCGCTTGTCTGCCCTGCTTGGCCAAGTCAGCGACTTCTTGGACGACGCCTGGTCTCAAGATGATTTTTTGCAATGCCTCATGGACTTGTGCCGCTGAAGCGGGAACTGTCTGTAAGGTCACGAGCAATCTCTGTGCCTCAATAACAGCATTGTCATTCACATCATTATAGCCAGTTTTAACCTTCCCTAGACCATCAATGATATCTTCGATTTCACCATCACCAAAACCAAAGACATTGCCAACCTTGGTCATCCGCTCCAATTCATCATTCAAGGCTTTTATCTGCCTTATTTGCCCTGCCTCTCCCACTCTATCGAGAGAGTTGGCCAGCCCATCAATTGCATCTTCCGCCTCGGTGGCGAACAACCCCATCTTCCCCCATTCTTCGCGTAATTTGTTTGATGCCGCTTGTGCCTCGGCTGATTTACGGGAATAATGCGACATGGCAAAAACCAAGATGCCGCCAATCACGCTTGCCACCCCACCAGCTATCCCCGCAACGCCGCCAAGTGCCGCCATCAGGCCGGTTGCTGAACGCAGCGCCTTCATCAAGCTGGCTATTGCAATGCCCGCATCCTTTGCCCGCGCGATCAATGGCAACAGTGAGCGGCCAATCAGTCTTGTGGCAATCAATCCGGCCAGCACAAGCGCCGCATCACCAACAAGAACATATTCAAGCAAGGCATTCTTGATAAGCACAAAGCCATCCTGAATTGTCGTTGGCATGCTATCAAGTTCTTTGTTAAGTTTGTTGATTTGGCTGGTAATGCCAAACAATTCTTTGCTGCCAATCTTGCCCGCCGCGCCCAATTCACGCAATTTGCTAACGCTCACCCCCATACTATCCGCCAAGGCTTCAGCCACACGTCCGCCTTGCTCAATCACCGTGTTCAGGTTCTGTCCAGATAATTTGCCGCCTGCCATAGCCTTTGAAAGCGCATTCATCACCGCCTTGGCACGGTCTCCCTTTGCGCCAGAGATGACCAACGCGTTGTTTAAAGCCTCCGTGTAATCAAGCTGCTGCTCGGTATTGTAGCCCAACTCCTTTAACGCCGTTGAATTGGCAATGAAGCTTTCAACCGTATTTTCCAAGCTGGAATAGGAACGCCGCGCCACTTGTCCCAACCGCTCCATTGCGTCCGCCCCCGCATGGGTTGAGCCGGTGGCAAGGGACAGCCGCGCATTGAGATCGCTCCATTGATCGGCAAGGTTGCTAAGTTCTCGCACACCCAAGGCTGCAGCAATACCCGAAAAAGCAACAGATGCCCGCTTCGCCATATTCTTGAAATGCGCTTCAAGCTTCCGGTCAGACTCCCTCGCTTGCCGATTTATCTCGCGGAATCTTTTCGCCGCAATGCCGCTTGCCTTGGCAAGTTGGCGATCAAAGTCACCAATCTTCGCGCTTAACTGCAATACAAGCGGACCAAGATTATCATGTCTGCTACCGCTCATGCCTTGATTTTCCTGATTTTTGAACATAAAAAAACGCCCAGATTTGACTCTGGACGTTCTCTAAAACTGCATATTTTTATGTTTATCTAACCATATCGCCGGTAAATAACATCATGGTGATTTACCTCAATCAATTCATAATCATCATCTTCACCAATCAAGGCAATTCGAATATCTGAATTAACCCTGATTGTTCTATATGGGCTTCCCCTTAATTTCTCAAAATGTAAACTCGGATGCCTAGGATTTTCTATAAAACGCTTCAGAGCCTGATTAATAAGGTCTCTTTCGGTTTTAGTCATCTTTTTTACAGATTTTTCAAAGCTTTTTGTAGGAAAAACCTTCATTACAGCGCATTCAAATGCTCGATTAAATCATCTGCATTGTCAAATCCAAACCCGTAACTTCGCGCATCAGGGTCATAATCCCAACGCAAAATATTCAAATCATCTTTAATATTTAAAACATATCGATAAAAACGCAGCATGCTTTTTTTGTACATGGCTTCTATTTTATGAACAAATCTTCTTGTTTCTCTGTTTGTCTTAGACAATCTATCAAATATTTTTCTTATCTCTTCTGGTACTTCCAACATATTTTTTGCATATGCAACCGTCAAATCAACAACGCGATCTGTACGATCAAGTTCATCCAGAAGTAATATTACATATTCTGGATCTTCAGCGTAAGCCACTTCAAGGACTTTACGAACCTGCATTATAGGATACTGTATGCTGGCATACCAAAGATTGATTTGCTCATTAAAATAAACAATATCTTTCTCAATTAGCTTTAAGGGATTGCCCTCATTATCATTTGCAGGCGTAAGCACAAATTGCGGCGGGGGCAGTAACCCCTGCGCAACCTCTACAAATTCTTCCTTAAGTTGTGCCAAACTCATAACATCACCTCTATTCAAGGGTGGCATTTTACGCCCTTGCTAGAAATATTCAAGGCAATTTCCTCCTCTAGCTCATCGCCAATATATCGGCGGCAACGCTGTCATGCTCATCCTGCGCCATGGTTGCTTGATTATCACTGGTGGAGTTGGCCTCAACATAACCCTCGACACAGGCCATATATTGCCAGATCGACATGGCGTCGATTTGAGCTGGTGTGAAGCCCATGATCACGCCAGCCTTGTAGAGTTCACTGAATCGGATTTTGTCGTTTTCAAGCGGCGGGAGGCTGTCTCCCCCTTTCCCGCCGCGTGTGGCTTTTTTTCTGTCTCTTCCTCCGGCGCACCCACCAAGGCCGCCCCTAGCACGGCTTGTGCTATGGGGACATTCTCGGCAACGGGACGCTCCTCGACATATTCGCGCACCAATTGCAACGCCTTTGCTGGCTCTTGTCCACCGCCAATTAATCCCAAGCGTAGGATCTCCCTGATGTCCTGCACTTTGAAACTCATATCACCCAGCCGGCTGAAAATGGCAAAGGGGCCGGCGTCGCAAGCCTCCTGCAATTTTTGCAAATCGCCCCAGCCAAGGCGAAAGGAATATGTCCCATCGCCAAAATCCAAATCTACGCTGCCGTTTCTGTTTTGCATGGCGCTCACTCCTTATCAGATTTGCTCGATGAGTTTTGTCATCTCGCCATCCGATTGCATGGAGACATTGGCCGTTACCACTTGCCCTCTTGGAGCCGTGATTTCAAAACTTTCAAGATGCATCTCACCGGTGAAAGTGATTTTCTTAGTTGGGAATACGCATTCGACCTTAACCTTGACAGCTTCACCGCTGTAGAGCGCATCCAGCCATGTCTCGACACTTTGCTCGGCCAAAACACCCTCGCCGGAAACCGACATTGACAGGGAGGCAACGTCACGGCCAAGCCAATCTGGTGCATCAGGGTCATCACAATCGGGAATTGACGTTTCATTTAGATTTTTCGAGACGGACAGCGAGCGCGAAGTAAGACCGCACGGTGCCTTATAGACAACGGGATTGGCATTATTGCCAATGAATACAAATACCTTGCCGCCTTTAGTAACGGTTGCTTGTGCCATGGGGGATCTCCTTATTCTGGCGTTAAATTGATATGAGAATTGTGGTTGAGCGTTAGATACGCTCGATTATGGCCTCAAAAATCAAGGCTGCATGGGTTGTTACCCCGTCAGGGTCATACATTTCTTGGGTTTGTTCATGAACAAGATTAACGCAGGCATGGCTTGCCAGTGGCAAATCATCAACAGCCAAGGCAGCGCGTACCGCCTCTGCTATCTCGCGCAATTCCTCAAAGCCTGTCTTTCTTGACCAGACATCTATCTGAATAGTCACTTCCGCCAGATCAATACAATCAGCGAGGATTGAGCGGCTTTCCATACCGGGCAGCGAGATGTAAGGAAACGCCGCCTCTTTTGGCACGCGGGTGTAAATGCGGCCATCGACATAGGCTGCCACATCACTGTCCGCTTGCAAGCGCGCAATCAGTGCCTTGACGAGCTGGTTTGTCGGTGCTCTCATGATTTTGTTGCTGCCTTAATTGCCTTGCCCACTGATTTGCTGATATTGCTTCGTGCCCGCTTTCTCATCATCCGCCACGTGCCATAGAAGAAGGGGCGCTTTTGCATATGCTGCGTCCCAAACTCAATCAGCTTGGCTAATTGCTGCTGATATCGGTTATCTTCCCCTGGCTTTAATGTCGTCTCATTACCGGCATAGATCGTCAACACCATTTCACTCCCCAAGGCGGCTTTTGCTTGGGCGATGGCTGTTTGTCCCTTGCCCAATCTCCCCCATTTCCAGCCTATCGAATTGCGCAATCCCCCCGTATCAACCGGCACCGCCCCTTTCATCGCCGCGACGATGGCTGTTGCCTCTTGCTCCATCTGCTTTTGAACTTGCGCCTTCACTTGCTTGGGGATTTTATCTAGCCGCCTTTGCAACCGCGCCAGCCCCATCAGGCTTGA